ACCATAAAGCAGACTTCGAACTTCTGTTAGTTAAAGCAAAAACAGACCATCAACTCTTATATCGTCAAAAATGGGAATACTATGGCGGTAAATCAGATGCAAAAGTATATGTTGCAAAACCGTTTGATATTAAAGTTATGAAAACAGACCTTGCTATGTATATACAGTCTGATGAAGATATTCTTAGACTTTCTAATAAAATTGGTTACTACGAATCATGTGTAGATTATTGCAAGGGCGTAATTAAATCTATAGACAATCGTGGATGGGATATCAAAAACTCTATAGAGTGGAAAAAATTCGAAGCAGGGATGATATAATGATAGATTATTTACTTACACACATTGATGAAGATTTTATCAACGAGATACTATCGCACAAAAAAGATGATTTGGGTGATGGGACTATTGTTACACCAACTGGACGGGTTAACAGACGATCAAATATAACTTGGTTAGAACATCCAATCGGCGGGCCGGGGGGTGGTGGTACGGAAAGTCTTACCCAACAAATTTTTAGAATGGTCAAGGATATTAATAAAGATCGATGGCAATGTGATATCGATACTATTGAACCGTTACAATATTCTGAGTATCCTGTAGGTGGTGAATATGGTTGGCATCAAGATATACTTGCCAAACCTTATTCTGACGGAAAAATACGAAAGGTGACATTTTCAATTCTTCTAAATGATGATTATACAGGTGGAGAATTTGACTTAGAAGTTTACGGGCCGGGACATGAACAGGATGGAAAACGATATATTACATTTGCTGCACAAGAGACAAAACAAAATGTTTTATTCTTTGAATCTAATATGTGGCATAGGGTAAGACCCGTTAAGTCTGGTGTTAGAAAATCATTAGTGGGTTGGAGTCTTGGGCCTGCATAATGATTATCTCAAAGAAGAATGAGGTATATTTAAAATTATCTGATTTTTCACCTTCTCAAGGACAAGAACTATCTGATTTTTTTACCTTTGAGGTGCCTGGATATAGATTTATGCCGCAATATCGTAATCGTATGTGGGATGGAAAAATACGATTATTCTCTCCAGCTACAGGTGAATTATATGTGGGATTGTTGGAGTATGTCAAAACATATTGTCATAAAAACAAAATAGACTATATAGTAGAAGAGGGTGTAGAAAATGTACGGAATGTCGATAATAAGACTGTTAGGGGGTTTGTCAGATCACTTAAACCTAAATCAAAAGGAAAGAGTCTTAAAATACGAGATTATCAAATTCAAGCTATACAACATGCCATTTCCAGAAATCGTGCTCTTCTTGTTAGTCCTACCGCTTCTGGTAAGTCACTTATAATATATTCTTTAATTCGTTATTATCATATGATGGGGCTTAAAGCTTTAATCTTAGTACCTACTACTTCTTTAGTAGAACAAATGTATTCTGATTTTCAGGATTACGGGTGGAGTTCAGGTACATATTGTCAAAGAATATATCAAGGTTATGACCGTAAGGTAAATAAAGATATCGTTATATCTACTTGGCAATCTATATATAAAATGCCCAAAAAATACTTTGAACAATTTGATTGTGTGATTGGAGATGAAGCTCATTTATTTAAAGCAAAATCTCTAACAGGTATTATGACTAAGTTGCATCAGTGTAAGTACAGATTCGGTCTTACAGGGACGCTAGACGGTACACAGACGCATCAACTAGTATTGGAAGGGTTATTTGGACCAGCAGAAAAAGTTATTTCTACCAAAGAATTGATGGATAGAAAAACTCTTGCAAATTTGAAAATAAAATGTATAATACTTAAACACCCTAATATAAGAGAAAGGATGTCTTATGTTGAAGAAATTAATTATTTGGTTTCAAGTGAATCTAGGAATAATTTTATCTTGGAGTTGCTTAATAATATTAATGGTAACACTTTATGCTTGTTTCAATTAGTAGAAAAACACGGTAAAATATTATATGATAAAATGAAAAACTGGGAAGATGTGTATTTTGTTTATGGTGAAACTCCAACAAAAACAAGAGAACAAATAAGGGCTTTGGTCGAAGATGCACAAAATTCTATTATCCTTGCAAGTTATGGTACGTTTAGTACTGGTATTAATATTCGTAATATCAATAACATCGTGTTTGCCTCGCCCTCAAAGTCTAAAATTAGGGTCTTGCAGTCAATTGGAAGGGGGTTGCGTAGGAGTGACAGTAAAATGGCAGTTCGATTGTTTGATCTGTCCGACGATTTTAAACAATCCCCCAAACAAAACTATACACTCTCCCACTTTACAACCAGACTAAATATATATGCAGAAGAAGAATTTGACTACGAAATATCTAGGATAAAATTAAAATGAATCCAAACGCATATAAAGTAATAAAATTAATAAGTGGTGAAAATATTATATGTGAAATAGTTTCGAAAAATAATGATATATATGAAATTATAAACCCCTTATTAATATATGTTCGGCCGTCAGTGATAGATGGCGGTATGAGTGAATCTTTAATGCTTACTCGTTGGGTACAACCCTTTACAGAAGAAGAAACTTTTGAAATAAATAAAACTCATATGATTGTTATGTTAACATCTTCCCCTGGGCTATCCCTTTATTATGAAAATATTATTAAAAAATATGGGAATTGTGAAGAAATTAAAAATGTAGATTTATATGAAGACCAAAATGAAGAAGAAATTTATGAAGAATTACTTGAAGAACTTAAAACAGAATCTAAATCAATTCATTGATCTTTTTCTTAAACCCAATACATAGTAAATATAACAGATTTTTTTTATTGAGTCAATACCCTTTTGAGTATTGACTTTATAATAAAAATGTGGTATTGTTTAAAAACTACAATATAAGGAGATTACAATGGCCAAAAAGAAAGGCAAACATTATGTTGATAATAAGGTTTTTTTACAAGCAATGACAGAATGGAAAGATGAATGTAAAAAGGCAGAAGAATGTGGTGAAGAAATTCCCCCAATAACAAATTACATAGGAGAATGTTTTCTCAAGATAGCACAACATTTGTCCTACAGGCCCAATTTTATTAATTACACATATAAGGATGATATGATATCGGATGGTATTGAAAATTGTTTACAGTATGCTTCAAATTTCAATCCAGAAAAGTCAAAAAATCCATTTGCATATTTTACACAAATTATATATTATGCATTTATTCGAAGAATTCAAAAAGAGAAAAAACAGACTCATGTTAAAAATAAAATTATAGAAAATACAGCATATCAAGCATTTGAAACTATGTCTTTTGATTCTTCAAACTATAATATAACAAACAACTTTGCTATAGACTCTCTTCCTTCTGAGGATGTCTATAAACCAAAAAAGACAGTAAGTGGTTCTAATAAGAGGGGGTTAGAGAAATTTATGAATGAGGGTGACAATGAATGAAGATATCATTAATTTCTGACACACATTTTGGAGCTAGAAATGATAACCAAAATATTAATGAATATTTTTATAAATTTTATGAAAAAGTATTTTTCCCGTATCTTATAGATAATAATATAACCACCTGTATTCATTTAGGTGATGTTGTAGATAGACGTAAATATATTAGTTATAAAATTGCTAGTGATTTTAGAAATAGATTTATTCAAAAATTCAATGAACTTGGAATAGAATTACACATTATTATTGGTAATCATGATACTTATTATAAAAATACTAGTGTAGTAAATTCTATGGAAGAATTAGTGGGTAATGAAACTCAAAATATATATTCACACCCTAAAATCGTAGACTTTGATGGTTGTCTTATTCAATTTATGCCGTGGATAAATTCTGGGAATTATGATGAATGTATGTCTATACTTTCTAGTTCTTCAGCACAAATTCTTATGGGACATTTAGAAATTAATGGTTTTGAAATGAATAAAGGATATAGGACAGATAGTGGTTATGATAGGAAATTGTTCCAAAGATTTGACTCTTGTTTTAGTGGACATTTCCATCACAAATCAGATGACGGCCATATTTATTATATTGGAACACCATATGAAATAACTTGGAGTGATTGCAATGATCCCAAAGGATTTCATATTTTTGACACAGAGACAAGAGAACTTGAACGTGTGGTTAATCCTTATACACTATTCGAAAAAATATATTATGATGATACAGTTAATGATTATAGTCATATGGTTGGGCCAACCAGCACCTCTTATGATTTTGAAAAGTATAAAGAAAAATATGTTAAGTTAATTGTTGTTAATAAGAAAGACTTATATCAGTTTGACCTATTTGTTGACCGACTTCTGAAGGCCGATGCACATGAGGTTAAAATCATAGAGGATTTTTCTGAGTTAGATGCAAGTAATGTATCAGATGATATTGTAGAGAATACCGAAGACACTATGACACTACTTGATAAATATATTGATGAACTAGATATAATGTTGGATAAGAAGAGACTGAAAAATACTATGAAGTCTTTATATAATGAAGCACAAGACTTGGAGCTATAATTGATAATTTTTAAGTATGTAAGATGGCGCAACCTTCTCTCAACCGGCAATCAATTCACAGAAATACAGTTAGATAGAAACTCAACAACACTCATTATAGGCGAGAATGGTTCTGGTAAATCCACCATTCTTGATGCTTTGTGTTTTGGTTTGTTCGGTAAGCCATTCCGTAATATCAATAAACCTCAACTGCTCAACTCTGTTAATATGAGCAGTTGTGAAGTTCAAGTTGAATTTGAGATTGGTTCTAAAAAAATTAAAGTTATTCGTGGAATCAAACCTAATATTTTTGAAATTTACATTAATGGTAAGATGTATAATCAGGACGCTAATGTAAGGGATTATCAGAAGTATCTTGAACAACAAATTTTGAAGTTTAATTATCGCAGTTTTACACAGGTTGTTATTCTTGGCAGTTCTACGTTCATTCCATTTATGCAGTTAAAGGCAAGACAACGTAGAGAAGTTGTTGAAGATATATTAGATATTCAGATTTTTTCTTTAATGAATATGTTACTGAAACAGAAACTTAGAACTATTGCAGAAGAACAGAGAGAAACAAAATATAGTATAGACTTGACTACTGAAAAGATTAGTTTACAGAACAAGTATATAGAGGATGTAAAGAAGAATAAGAATAAATTAGTTAAAGAAAAGACTGTAACTATTTCAACTAATGAAGAAGAAATTGAGAATAGACAAAATAAAATTACTAAACTTAAACAAAGTAATGAAGATTTGGCCTTTAACACCAGTGACCTTTCAGACATTAGTGCTAAGGTACAAAAGTTAAAAGGACTACATGCAACGTTAAAAGAAAAACGAGCTGCTATTTTTAAATATATGACCTTCTTTGAAAGAACAGATGATTGTCCTACTTGTGAACAACACATTGATAAAGATTTCAAAGAAAAAATGATAGATAAAAAGGAAGCCGAATATGAAAAATTTAATAATGGGATTAGAGATTTATTAAAAGAATTGGAAAAACAAGAGGTACTAGAAGAAGCAATTCAAGATTATATTCGACAGATACGAGAGAATGACGCTGAGATAGGAAAAATTAATTTCTCTATCATGGAGATGGAAAGATTTAACAATACTCTACAAACAGAGATAGACCGATTGAAATCTGGTAATGTGAGTAAAGAGGATATGATTAAATTAAAGAAACTCAAGAAATCGTTGAAGTCGTTAGAGAAACAACAACAGAAGTTGCGTGAAGAACAAACTTACGCAGAGGTTGCTCGTAATATGTTGATGGATAGTGGAATTAAAACTAAGATCATTAAACAGTATCTTCCCATTATGAACAAATTGATAAACACTTATCTTACTGCAATGGAATTTTATGTGAATTTTACTATGAATGAAAGTTTTGAGGAAACAATCAAATCTCGACACAGGGATGAATTTACTTATGCTTCATTCAGCGAAGGTGAGAAGATGCGTATTGACCTTGCATTACTCTTTACATGGAGAGCAGTTGCAAAGATGAAGAACAGTACAAATACTAACCTATTGATTTTGGATGAGATATTTGACAGCTCCCTTGACTCGACAGGTACAGATGAATTTCTAAAGATACTCAATACTTTAGATGGGGAGAATGTATTTGTGATTAGTCATAAACAGGATGTGCTTGTAGATAAGTTTAGAAGTACAATACAATTCCAGAAGGTGAAGAATTTTAGTCATGTGGTGGAATAATGGGAAAGCGTAGTAACTTCGAAAGAAATCCTAGAGATTTCTATCCAACTCCATTTGAGGCGGTAGAGCCTCTTATCGAACATCTTCCTAGAGAATTTGGATTTGCTGAACCATGTGCTGGTGACGGTGCATTGTGTGGGCATTTAGAACATTATGGTGGTATATGCATGTGGGCGAGTGATATTGAACCGCAACATGAGGGAATCTTAACAGATGACTATGTTGATATTGGTGAAGAAAATTGTCTCGAATCAGATTATATAATTACAAATCCGCCATGGGATAGGAAGATTTTGCATCCTATGATTGACCATTTCCGTAAAATACGGCCGACTTGGTTACTATTTGATGCAGATTGGATGCATACAGTTCAAAGCAAACCGTATATGTTTAATTGTGAAAAGATTGTTAGTGTTGGGCGAATCAAGTGGTTTGGTAACATGACAGGCAAAGATAATTGTGCTTGGTACTTATTTTCAGATTGGTATGGGCCACTGAAGTCTACAGAATTTTATGG